CTTCTCATCTACTTCGTAGGATTTATGACGCCTGTTACGATTGCTTGTCTCCCCAATCTATCCCTGCCGCTGTTCTTGTGATCGCTAAGTATCAGTATCAGTGTGCATTTGTTGCGGATCAAGAAATTAACCTCCTAGCAGCACTGACTGAAATTATGTGTGAGTGTGAGTTTAAATGATTATTTCTGAACAAGATGCCCTGTGGGCTGCAGATGAATTTATCCAATATTTTTCTCATATGGGAAACATTGAGGACTATCTGCGTTTTGTAAAGAAAGAAGTCATCAAAACTAGCAATTCTATTGTTCCTCTTCATGATGAGTTCTTCAATGAAGATCTTCATCCAGAAGACATGGAATTTGATATTAAATTTGTTGGAGATAGATTTCAGCAAGCACTACCACAAGATCATTACAATTCTCTTCTTAAAGTAGTATCATCTCATAACAATGAATCAAATATTCCTGGAAGAGAACTGCGGTGGATTGTTTTTGAAAAAAGCACCAAAAAAATTATTGGGTTTATTCGATTTGGTTCACCAACAATTAACTCAAAACCAAGAAATGAATGGTTAGGTAAACAACCAGATCTTTCTATTTTTAATCGCCATGCTGCGATGGGTTTTGTGATTGTTCCTTCTCAACCATTTGGATACAACTATCTTGGAGGAAAACTTCTTGCTCTAATGTGTTGCTCTCACTTTGCGCGTGAGACACTTAATCAAGTGTTTGAGAAAGATATTGCTCTTTTTGAGACTACTTCTCTTTATGGTTCAACTACCGATGCATCTCAATATGATGGACTTAAACCATATATGAGATATAAGGGTTTGACTGAAAGTAAACTTCTTCCCTTGCTTCATGATGAAATCTTTCACAAACTTCATGATAGATTTACTTATCTGAATAATAACACTCCTCTAACTGACAACAAAGCATCATCCAAAAAGATAAAGCGTCAAACAAAGATGATTTCGATCATTAAAAATTCTCTTCAAGATAAACAGAAACTTGATGAATTCAATCGTGTCATTGGTGCTGCATTTAACCTCACTCAAAAGAAGAGATTTTATATTTCTGATTATGGGTATTCAAATGTTCGTGAAGTGATTCTTGGGGAACAGGAAGAACTTATTTGTGGGCCAAACTGGGATAAGTTTTATCTTGAGAATATCGTTGATTGGTGGAAGAAGAAAGCAACAAAACGCTACGAAAAACTTAAATCCGAAGATCGCTTTAGAACTAAAGTAGAACTTTGGACTGATGATGATGAAATTCAAATTATACGATGACTTACGAACTTAAAGATTGGTTAAATTCCATTAATTTTACAAAAGAAGATCTATCAGAAAATATCAAAGAATATGCACCCTTTATCATAAACAAATGTTTATCGGGGAATATTGATTCTGTTCTTTTTGCAAATGAAATGAATAGATATCATTCTTTAGATAAAGATATGCAATATTCATTTTTTCTAAATAGTCTAAGGAAACGGAAGAGATTTTCTCCCTGGCTCCGTAAAGATAAAGTCAAAGATTTAGAATGCGTTAAGCAATACTATGGATATAGTAATGAAAAGGCATCTCAAGCTTTGAAAGTTCTAAATAAAGAACAACTTAAATTTATTAAACAACGACTTGAAATTGGTGGAACAAAATGACAACTCAAACAATTGAACCTCAAGTACATTGGTCTTCAGACTTAATGGTTGAAGTTACTCTTAACGAACCTGATGATTTTCTAAAAGTTCGTGAGACTTTGACTCGTATTGGAGTTGCCTCAAGAAAGGAGAAAAAACTCTATCAATCTTGCCATATTCTTCATAAGCAAGGTAGATACTACATTGTTCACTTTAAGGAACTGTTTGCTCTTGATGGCAAACATGCAAATCTTACTGTGAATGATGTTCAACGCCGCAATCGTATTATTCGTTTGCTTGCTGATTGGGGACTTATTACAGTTTTAAAACCAGATAGTGTGAGTGATATTGCTCCACTCAATCAAATTAAAGTTCTTGCATACAAGGACAAAGGCGATTGGATTCTTGAACAGAAGTATAATATTGGTAAGAAAGGAAAAGCAGTAGAACCCGAATAAATAGTGTGAGACCTTTCGTGCGGTCTCTACAAAAGTCGGAACACCCTAAAAAGAGGTTCGGTTCTTACCTTACCTCTTTTTTTCGTTTCTTGTATAATTAGTATTGGATGCCGTAAGGATCCACAAAATACAAACTCGCTTTTAAAGGAGCTACTATAATGACTAATCTGATGAAGTATCAGTCTGCAGATCTTCCTGCGTTGCTTGAAAGAATCAATCGTAATACGATTGGACTTGATGAATATTTTGATCGTATCTTCAGTCTTCATGAAACGACTTCCAACTACCCCCCATATAATCTAGTTCAAGTTAGTAATGTAGAGTCACGATTGGAACTTGCACTTGCTGGATTTAAAAAAGAAGAAGTCTATGTATACACCCAAGATGGTAAACTCTTTATCGAAGGTAAAAAGGAAAATAAGGAAACGGACACTAGGTATGTTCACAAAGGTTTGGCTCAACGGAGTTTTACACGTTCCTGGACACTCTCTGACGACACGGAAGTTAGATCAGTTGATTTTGAGGATGGGCTTTTGACAGTGACTCTTGGTAGGATTGTTCCAGATCATCATAAGAGGAAAGATTACCTCTAAATAAAAATAAAAATGAAATCTTTCGACGAGTTCAAAGAAATTGCATATAAAAATGCAGTTCCCCACACTGTTTATTCTGGAGGAAAATCAAAACAAATTCCAAAAGGAAAAGCAGTTCCTGTAAGAAGTCGTTCAAGTGCTGGTGGTAATGGGGATGGTGGGGACGGAAGTGGGGGAGATGGTGGAGAATAAATATAACTGAATATCGTCGGCGCTATGCCACGGGAGGTAACTGGCAAAATCCAGTTGACACCTCCTTTTTTTCTTGCTATAATTATTGGAGGATAGGAAACACTATGGCAGTAAAACTTGCAATCTTAAAGTCTGGAGAAAATATCGTTGCAGATATTAAAGAAGGATTTTTGGATAATAAATTAGTTTGTTACATTTTTCAAAATCCATGTCTAATAGAAATTAATGGAACTTATGATGTAAAGTATCTTGATCATGAGGATCAAGATGAAGAATCAATGTTACCAAAAGTCAGCATTTCTGTAAGTCGTTGGCCAACACTGAGTAATGATGAAACTGTAGAAGTTAGTTCTGATTGGATTATTACAGTCGTAAATCCAACAGAAGAAGTAAAAAATGCCTATTCTAAAGCCCTTGGAGAAGAAGATGAATTTAGTCCAGATATTGTTTTTAGTGAACAATCAGATTCTGATAACTCAGATTGAGGAAGTAACTTCAGAACTTGGAGAACCTGATTGTAAGTTAATTAAACCATTTGTAGTAACCAAAGACAAAACTCTAGAACCATTTTTAATGGGATTGACAAAACAAGATACATTTATGATGAGTTCGGATAAGATTCTTACCCTTTCTGATCCGACACCAACACTACTTGAAAAATATGAGGATTTGATTAAAGAATGACGCAACGCTTTTATACTAATGTTCAGTTGATTGGAAATCAATTTTTGGTTCGTGGAGTAGAAAATGGTAAAAGATTTGAGACAAGAGATGAATTCTTTCCAACTCTTTATGTGAAGACTAAAAAAGATTCTAAGTATAGAACATTAAGTGGTGAAGCAGTAGAAGCAGTAAAACCAGGAACAGTTCGTGATTGTCGTGAGTTTTATAGTAAATATGAAAATGTAGATGGATTTGAGATTTATGGAAATGATCGATATATCTGTCAGTATATTTCAGACAAATATCCAGAGGATGAAATCAAGTTTGACATTAGTAAAATCAAACTTGTAACTCTGGATATTGAGGTTGCTTCTGAAGCAGGATTCCCTGATGTAGAATCTTGCTCAGAAGAAATTCTTTCTATCAGTATTCAGGATTATACAACAAAGAAGATTATTACATGGGGAGTTAAACCTTTTAAGCATAATCGTAAGGATTTAACTTATCATTATTGCCCCTCTGAGTATGAACTTCTCAATCACTTCATTAACTATTGGATGGTGGATGTTCCTGATGTGATTACTGGATGGAACATTCAGATGTATGACGTTCCCTATATTTGCAAGAGACTCAATCGTGTTCTTGGTGAGAAACTAATGAAGCGTTTCTCCAACTGGGGACTTGTGACTGAGGGTGAAGTATTCATCAATGGACGTAAGCACACCACGTTTGACGTAGGTGGTTTGACTCAACTTGACTATTTGGATCTTTATAAGAAATTTACTTATAAAGTTCAGGAGTCTTATCGTCTGGATTATATTGCTGAGGTAGAACTTGGACAGAAGAAACTAGATCACTCTGAGTTTGATACGTTCAAAGATTTCTACACCAAAGGATGGCAGAAGTTCATTGAATATAACATCATTGACGTAGAACTTGTTGATAGACTTGAAGATAAGATGAAACTTATCGAACTTGCTCTGACGATGGCATATGACGCTAAAGTAAATTATGCTGATGTTTTCTATCAAGTTCGTATGTGGGATAATATTATCTACACATATCTCAAGAAAAAGAACATTGTTATTCCTCCAAAGAACAAGACTAAGAAAGATGAAAAGTATGAAGGTGCTTATGTAAAAGAACCGATTCCTGGTATGTATGATTGGGTAGTGAGTTTTGACTTGAACTCTCTATACCCTCACCTAATTATGCAATACAACATCTCACCAGAAACTCTTCTGGATGAACGTCATCCTACAGTCAATGTGGATAAGATCCTCAATCAAGAACTGACATTTGAGATGTATAAGGATTATGCAGTTTGTGCAAATGGCGCAATGTTCCGTAAGGATGTTCGTGGATTTCTTCCAGAACTGATGGAGAAGATCTACAATGAACGTGTAATCTTTAAGAAGAAGATGCTTGCCGCAGAGCAGGAGTATGAGAAGACTAAGAATAAAGAATTAGTCAAAGAGATTGCTCGCTGTAATAACATTCAGATGGCAAGAAAAATTCAACTTAACTCTGCTTATGGTGCCATTGGAAACCAGTATTTCCGTTATTACAAACTGGCAAATGCTGAAGCAATTACTCTTTCGGGTAAGGTTTCAATTCAGTGGATTATGAATAAGATGAATTCTTATATGAATAAGATTCTAAAAACTAATGAGGTTGATTATGTTATTGCTTCTGATACTGATTCTATCTATCTCAATATGGGTCCTTTGGTTGAAACTATATTCAAGGGAAGAAAGAAAACTACT